GTAAACTTACAACAGAGTATAACTTATCTATCACAGATGGTGTAGCAGCACCAATAGAAGCTGATCCGATAGGCGACAATATTTTCGATAATAACATGTATTTAGGAGTATAATAATGCGCTGGTTGCTACTAACAGTAAGTATCCTCCTATTCAGTGGGTGCGGTACGTTCGTTACTACGCGGCAGAAAGAGAAAGCTGCACAATCTCTATCTGATTTAGAGTCCGCTAGTGCTTTCGTACAAGAAAAGAGTGCTACAGATGTTCCACCTGCGATTATGTGGGCAGCGTCTGCTATGGTAGAGCATGCGTATAATATGGCGCGTGTTATGGAGATTGACTTAGAGGACCTACCACAACCGCGTGTTTCTAAACGTACGTGGAGCGTAGATCCAGAAGGCGCACATACTGAAAGTCAAATGCACGCTAAGAGTGATGGTGAGGTTATTACAAATTATGCACTATATGGACTATCTATAGCGTCATTAGCTGTTATATTTGGTAAGCTAGGACAGGTTGTACTAGGTAGCCATCCACTTGGCGCTATGCTTGGACAAGTAGGACACTTCTTTGGTGGTGAGTCTCCAACGAAGCGTAAGGTGTTTGATAGATTGCTAGTTGTACTCGATAAATATAAAGAAGTTGATCCTGACTGGCAGAATAATAAACTGTTCAAGATGCTGTCAGATGCTATGACAACATCAGAGAAAGAGTACATAAAGAGCGCACGCAATGTCTAACTTACCATCACAAGTTGACTTGGTAGAGGAAGCAGCATTACATCTGCTTTCTCACACATTGTACGATCTTTCAAAGTCGTATGGTGATCCTAAATTAGTAGCTAAGATAGCAGAAGATTTAGGGTTAAATAGTGCAATACTTACACGTGAAGCTGCTGAAATGGATGGTAGTGGCGATGAGAACTTTGACGGATGGCTGCCATTACGTTTAGCTTCTAGTGCTCAGTACTACGACTACACGCTGCAAGAGTTGAGTGCTATTCGTAACGCTGCACGTACACTATGTGATACTAATGAAGTAGCTAAGAACGTCCTGCTACATAAGCGTAACTTCATAGTTGGCTCTGGTGTACGCATTGATATCTATCCAGAGGACCTAGGTGAAGATCCTGTACAGCTATCGAAGAACAAAGAGAACGCACAGATTCGTAAGATGAAGCAAAATTGGAAAGCTTTTACAAAAGCTAATAACTTCACCATGCGTCTATATGAGTGGCAGCGCAGGGCTGACCGTGACGGTGAAGTATATGTACGTGTGTTCCCAGGTGATGTACCGCAAATTCGTTTCTTAGAACCTGGATTCATTGAGTCAGATGATTCAGACTACGAGTTTGGTATTAAATATAATAGTGTTGATGTTGAAATTGTAGAAGGAGTATTCTATAAACCAACATCTGATGAGGCTAAACAGATTGACATTTCTACATTAGTCATTGATAAGCGTAATGTAGATAACAACGCACCGCGTGGGATTTCTTCGTTCTGGCCGTGTATGTCTAACTTTAGAAGGTTAGAGAAAATACTTGTTAATAGTTCTGTGCTAGCGACAGTACAAGCAGCTATAACAATGGTACGCAGTCACGATAAAGCTACTGCACCACAAGTGCAGAATATGATAAATCGTAATTCTGATGGTATGGGTCGTATAGATGCTACCACAGGACGTGCGATAGCTGCACGTAAGGTTCGACCGGGTACAGTACTAGATGCACCTAAAGGCACTACCTATACATTTCCGTCACATACTGTTAATGCAGCGTCGTTCATTGAGATTGCTAAGCATGAGTTGACACACATTGCTAACGGTTTCGTATTACCCGTCGATTGGCTACTTACAACAGAGCCAACAGACCCTTTGACTCCTGGCTCTCCAGTAATAGCTAACTTTGAGACAGAACAGACAATGCTATTTAACGGAGTAGAACAGTTGTTTTGGTTAATACAGGGGCTGATGGGTATTAATGTAGAACAAAATAGAGAGAAGTATGCGTTGTACTTTAATGGTAAACGGTTAGCTGTAGGTAAGGCGCTTGATGAAGCACGTGTAGATGCGATCCTGTTAGGACTACACGCTACTTCACCACAAGAAATTGCAGCTAAACACGGTCGCAACTATACAATTACTAGATCCAATCAAATTAAACATCGTGCAACGCAACAACCCGGTGAAGCGATGCCCGGCGATGCTGGTAATACTTCACCAACTAGTGATCCTACTAATGGTGGTGATGGTCTTACTAAGCGTGGCGGTGGGCAACGTGGTGCTGACGGGGACGGAGGGAATACACAATGAGCATAGCAGATGACGAGACACGGCCTCATACGAAACATAAGGACTGTGAGTATGTTAAAGATCGTCAGAGGTTTTTCACAACAAATCTTTTTAAATTAATAGGTGTTGTGTATGCGTTGGCTGCACCATTTTTTGTATGGCTGACACTAACAGCATTTGGACACGCCACTGAGATTGCACTTCTTAAAGAGAAGCAGTCACAGCTTATAGAAGTTAAACAGACACTAGACCAAATAAACAAAACAGTTACCCAAATACAGATTGATATGGGTAAATTACAAGGAGCTACAAAGCTATGAGTACATTAGTTCGTGTATATGAAGATGATGCTACACCAAACACTGGTGAGCGTATAGCAGAGGCTATGCGTGGTAGCAAGTACCAGATAGAAGGTAACAAGATAAAAGGTGTTCACCTACTTGGTATGCAATCTAAGAATGTGAAGAAGGGTCAGAAAGATCCGTTTTCGTATGACGAGACTGCTACTAAAGAAGCTGCTACACTATACAACAACATTGATATAGTTGTTGGCCACACTCCAGACAATATCAGCTATGGACAACGTGATCCCAGCGACAAGATTGGGTTCACTGAGAACGCTTGCTTTAAAGAAAGCAAGGGGTTGTTCGGTGATATTGTACTGAATGAGAAGCATCCTATGTTTGAGCAGTTCATGTGGTGGGCTAAGAACAAGCCAGAGAAGCTAATGCTGTCACATGAAGCATGGTGTAACTACGACGACAAGACGAACAAGATGACTAAGATTAATGCTGTTGATTGTATCGCATTCGTTACAGTAGGTGGTACAACTGAGGGGTTATTCAAAGAAGGCGTTATAACAGATACGATCACGCAAGAAGATGAAGAACGTAAACTAGAACGCCTACTACGTACGTTCATTGAAATTTCATACGAGAAGCGTTGGCCTCTAGGAAAGACGTTGACCCAGGAGCAACAGGCTGTAGAAATAGCGCCAGTGATACAGGACTTATTGACAGAAGTTAATAAGCTTTTACCGAAAACTCAAACTGAAGCTGCAACAACGGCAGCAGATAGTTTACACAAGGAATCAAAAAAGGAACACACTATGGAGTTTGCAGACATCACACTAGAAACTCTGACTAAGAACCGCAAGGATCTAGTCGAAGTTATTGCACTCGATGCTGTCGATAAGCACGTTGCAATTGAAACAGCAGTAGCCGAAGCACTTGCTAAGGTGCCTGTTGAAGTTCATTCAGACATTTTTAAGGCACAGGTTCGCGCCGCTGTAGAGAAGGGCGACACCAAGCTAGTAGAATCACTCGTTGCTGATCGTAAGGAATTGGTTGGCAAGGTCACTACACAAACAGAATCAGCACTACCACCCGCACAGGCACGTGGTAAGAAGCAGCCTGAAAAGGAAGCTTCAAAGGCTGATGTCCTCGCACTCGCTAAGAAGCGCGATTAATTTATAAAGGAAATAATCAATGACTATTCATCGTACTGGTCCCGTTCTAATGCAGCATTATGATGTACACGTTACATCACTAGTGCCTACCGCTACCATTCTTCCAGGCGCACTTTGTGCGTACGCAGCAAGCAAGGTACTTGCTGCACCTAGCTGGGTATGGGATACAGACCTAGCCACTACACAAGCTGCATTCGTAGCTGCGTTCCTAGGTGTTGCAGAAGGTCGGTCACTCGTCGCCTCTACAGACGACCGTGACCTGCGCCTTGCCGTTAACATGGATGGCGTCTATGAATTTGATTGCACCGCCGCTGCATACACTGTTGGTCAGTATGTTGGTGCAGCTAAGGATACTGGTAACGCACTAACAAACAATGTTGTTGGCGTTGCAACTGCCAACCTCGCCGTAGCACGTGTTCTTGTCGCCGCCGCTTCTGGCAGCACCAAGGTCATTGCTAAGCTACTTAACACCGTCGCACTAAAGTAATATAAAGGAAACATACAAATGCTTACTGCCGTATTTGAAAGCTGCAAGACTCCCGCAGAGATTCAGTCACGTACTGAGCTTATCGTTGAGGCTATTAAGAGCAAAGAGTTGAAGTTAGAGGACCTTAGCATCCGTGACATCGCTGACGCCACACTTGGCGTTGATGGTGTGCGTAAGCTGGCTAACGCTAACAACGATTCTTCCTTCGTAGCTGTCAAGGAAGCTGTCGCACCTGTCAATCTGGCTGCATTCACAAACATCACTGGGCAGATGGTATTCCAATCTGTCTACGAAGCATACTCTGCTCCCGAGTACATCGGTGAACAGCTTGTGACTGTCGAAAAGTCACGTGAGGACAACACACGTATCCCTGGGCTAGCTGAGATTAGCGACGACGCTATCGAAGTTGAAGAGGGTGGTGAGTATCCTGACGTTAAGTTCAGTGAAGATTACATTGATGTACCACAGTCCAAGAAGCGTGGCCTAAAGATTGGCATTACACGCGAAATGATATTCTTCGACCGTACGAGTCAGGTACTCGAAATGGGCCAGCGTGTAGGTGAGGTTCTTGCACTCAACAAGGAGCGTCGTATTTTCGACGTTGTTCTTGGCATCACCAATACCTTCACACGTAAGGGTACTGCTCGTAACACCTATGTAAGCGCTGTCGAGGATGCTAACGATCCTCGTATCAACGAGATTACACAGGCTCTAACTGACTGGACAAGCATTGACGCTGCTATGCAGGCGTTTGAAGCTATGTCAAATGATGCGTCAGTAGCGCGTCCGATCATGGTTAACCCGAAGGTAATCCTCACAACCGCTGCTAAGATTGCTACGGCACGTAACATTCTTAACGCGACTGAGATTCGTGTTACACAGTCTGGTGCTACAACACAGACTCTGAGTAACAACCCTGTTGCTGGTATGTTGCAGCCTGTAACATCACCTTGGGTTAAGCGTCGGCTGGTAGCTGCTAGCGTATCTGCTAGCGATGCTAACAAGTACTGGTTTATCGGTGACTTCAAGAAGGCGTTCCGGTATCGCGTACTGTTCCCGATGCAGGTTATTTCTGCATCACATGACAAGGATGCATTTGAGCGTGACGTTGTTGCACAGTTCCGTGCAGACGAACGTGGCGTTCCTTATGTCTATGCTCCTTGGTATGTCATCAGCGCACACGAGTAATAGTTAATAAAATTAACTAGTGCCGCAAGCACCCTCTATCTCCTATAGGTAGAGGGTGACTTGTTTATGCCAGAGCTTCCATACGTACCACCTACTGTTGAGTTCTCTGACTCAGATCATGTATCTATCATACGCGAGTCACTTACACGTGCAATAGTAACAAGGCGTGATATCCTTCTAAAGCCTAAGCCATCATACAACATTGATGGGCAAGAGTTCAAATGGAATGAGTATTTAGAAGTTCTTAACAAAACTATTACTCAACTTCAAAGCGATTTACAATCAATTACAGAGCCGTTTGAATTAGACTCTGTGATGTACACTTAATAAAGGCAAATCATGGCTAACGTAGTATATAACACATTAAAGTTAGGACTTGCTGTAGGTGACATTAACCTAAGCACCGATTCATTTAAAGTTCTATTAGTTACGGATGTATATACACCTGACCAAGATACGCATGAGGATCTTGCAGACATTAATGCTATATCTGGCGCAGAGGTAGCAAGTGGTGGTGGTTATACGACTGGTGGAGCGGCATTAGCTAACGTAGTTGTTGACATCGACTTAGTTAATGACCGTGCGTATTTCACAGCAGATGATCTAACATGGGCTACAGCTACTATTACAGCACGTGGAGCAATCATCTATAAGGACACTGGCGTAGCTGCTACAAGTAAGCTAGTATGCTACAAAGACTTCGCTGCAAATAAGACTTCTAGCGGTGGAGACTTTACTATAGCATGGGATGCTACCGGCATACTGCGTATCCAGTAAAGGGTAGCACATGGCTGCACAGACATTCTCGACATCATTAAACATTGACGACTCGACTAAGAGTGGCCTTAATAATGGTGACGACATAACAATTAATACTGATGCTACACTTACACGTAATAGCGATAGTAGGTGGGGGCAGCAGGCTGCGGTAGTAGGTTCTATAACTATAGACGCTACCACAGGTGGTAAAATACATGATGATGGTACAACTGTTTGGTGGGTGCCTTTTGATGCGTCCACTGGAAATGTACCGTCATTAGGGACTGTTGATGTAGCCGATTGTACTAGTGTAAGTGGAGCTACTGGTGAGTTTCTAGGTGTGTGGACAGCCCTAGGTGTTGCACCAACTGCTGCTGCATCAGCTATGCCATCGTCAGGTTTCGTAAAGTTTAGGAGTGTGTCAGCAGCATTTGTTGATAATGATGTTGTGACACTTCCAGGTAGTGCAACAATAACAGTAAATAGCACAACTGGTGGTCAACGTGGTTGGTTACACTTAGTACATGGCGAAGCCGAGGGTATAACGGTCCCACGTCTAGGAGAGCATGAGATTGAAGGTGATTGGTTTTACTTAGGTACAGCCGCAGGGACTGACGATGAAACATTCCAATTTTACGTTGCAGACAGATGCCCAGCTATTGACGTAGAAACTGGTAGTGGTACAAATGTTTGGGAGACATGGCCAGCCGCTGGTGGTACACGCTCTACACAAACAAACCGTGCCGCTACAGATGCTCGTGGTAAGGTGTTTAAGAACAATGCTGATGGTACGTGTGTGTTCGGCATACGTACTGGTATTACGTTTGGTAAAACATTACCGGCAGGTGCTAGATTACGTGTACCAAACATACATATAAGTAGCAGTACATCCGCTGACTGGACTGCTAATACTCGTAATACGGCACTAGCAACACGTATAGACTGGAGTACTTTCGCAGCAGGTGCTATAAAGTTTAGTAAAGTATCTGTAAACGGATACATATATTTGGCGCAGGCATATAGTGCAGAATTGACGGACGTGTACGCATTAGATCAAATATATATATCTGAGTGTGCTACAGAGGTGTTACTTACACGATGCACCGTAGGTGTAAATGACGCTGTAAATGCCGTAGCATTTATCGTAGCATCGTGTTTCTCTGGCGTAACAATGACGGATTGTACTGGACTTAGTTATGAGATAGAGGCTGGCGCAACAGGTATTGCTATCACGGACTGTGATGCTGTTACAATCAGTGGTGGTAAATACATGGCGTTCGGTGATAATACCCCCACGGTGCTAACACGTGGTGCTAATTACACAGGGGTCATAACACTTACACGTGTAACTAACTCTGAGTTAACAGATGTAGTTATAATAGGTGCGGCACTTAGAGTTCTGTCTTGTACAAACATTACAATAACAGACATGGTATTCGCACATAGTATCGAGAACATTACTACATCTTCCACATTAGCTACTAGCGCAATCAACATAAGTGCCGCATCTACTAACATATCAGTATACGGTTACGGTGGTAACTATGCAAGTATTGCTAACATACACCCATATAACGCTATTGTTACTATAGATGCTAGCTACAATACACTTGTACAAGGCATTGCTACAAAGGCAGCACCATATGACTGTGGCAGCGCCGATGCGTGTGCTGGTATTATAGCTACGACTGGTAACTCAAGTGGGACCGTGGCACGTAGATGCTACTGTAGTAACGCTAGAAGTGGTGCAGCTGCAAATACTAACTCTGATGTACGTATGACACTTGTAGATGTTTGGGGGGACGGCGCAGACACAGGGCTGATATTGAATGCGCTAGACACAAACGCACGTGGTTTACGTAGTGCAACCCCAACAACTGGCGCTACGGCTGTATATGGTACATCATTCTATGACACATTTGTAAGTACAACAGGGGGCTACCTTGTTCTACTTTGTAACGAACCAACAGTATTAAGTGGTACTAAGCTAGTTGTAACAGGTGGTACACCTGAGTTTTCTGCTACGGGTCGGTTGTTAGCACCGACTGTTGGCGATGAAGCGACGTGGGAGATGGACTACTTCTGGTTAGGTATAACTAGACTAGCGAATGCGGCACCAACATTTAACGGTACAAATAGTGCTAACCATATAATAGAGTTCCAGTACGATACTGGAAGTGGTTGGAGTGGTACTTGGCTTACAGCTACAGGTACAAATCTGTATGATGTCGGCGCTATTACCCCAACTACAGGTATCAAGCTTAAAGTACGTGTAAGGTGTACAACAGCGAGTACTACAAACGCTGTTATAAACATATGCGTCGCAGCCGTTACCGACGCAACCAGCTATCTTACAGAGTATCCATTACCTAAAGACTCTGTAGCTTCTGTACTAAGTATATTAGCTGGTAGTCGTATTCAAGTTTACAACGTAACAACAGCTACGGAGATAGCTAACGAAGTTGTTACTGGTACATCTTGGGCGCTTGCGTACGACAATGGCGATGAGTTCTCTACAGACGATGTTGTTCGTATTAGACTTACATATCAATCTGGCACTACCGCTGCAAGACAATATACATATAATACTGTAGCAGGTAGTACCGGGTGGATTGTGTACGCAGCACAAGTAATGTTATCGACGTACGCGTCATTGGGGTATGACGGATCTGCTGCAACAGAGTTTACACTACAAGCAAGCGGTGTAATTGAAGTAGACATTAACGATCCTGACGGTACTAACGAGAAGAGGAAGCTAGTAGCTTGGTTCTATTACGCTGTTACAACCGAGGTAGGCATACGTGACTTCTTTGGACGTATGGAGTTACAAGATGCTGGTAACGCAGTAATATATCAAGATGGGTTTACAGCACTTGAGCTAGACAATACATCTTCTATGCAGCTAGTACTCACTGACGACACATTCCGTCTGTATACAGATGACGCGTCTGCTTGGATTAAAAGTACATCTACAGGTGGCTACGGTATCACTAGTACATCTGACAAGGTTTACACTGTATGTGGTGGTCTAGCGCCATCAGAAGCACAGATAAAGTCATGGGTAATGGCGGCTGAAATTATACCAGGGTGGACTATGGCGCGGTTACTACGTAAAGTAGGCGCTATGACAATATCTAAGTCTAGCGGTAACACTGGGGCAGGTGGTACTGTTGTATTCCGCACACTTGGTGATGACGCTGACGAAATGTCAGCGACAGTCGATGCAAACGGTAATCGGACTACTGTAACACAGGGTAGTTAAAATGGCATGGCAAGGAGCTTGGTTAGGTAAGTGGGTATCTAACTGGCTTGGCCCTGTTTCAAGTACAGCTAGTGGGGTAACTGTAGCTGTGACAGCTACAGTTATCAGTGTGTTTTCTCCAGATGTTGTAGCTACTGGTGCTGCGCTAACAACACAAACTGCGGATACAGTAACTACAACATCCCTAACTACCACAGTTACAGGTGGTGCGTCATATACACCCCTATATGACAGCGTAGTTGTAAGTACACCACCTGTAGCTATTACAACAAGTGCTATTGTAGCTTCGGCAGCTACAGTACTGTCTGTTGTAACACCACCTGTAGCTATTACAACAAGTGCTAGTATAACTTCGGCAGCTACAGTACTGTCTGTTGTAACACCACCTGTAGCTATTACAACAAATGCTATTGTAGCTTCGGCAGCTACAGTACTGTCTGTTGTAACACCACCTGTAGTTGTTGCAATAAGTATTACTACAGCTACGACAGCTACAGTACTGTCTGTTGTAACACCACCTGTAGCTATTACAACAAGTGCTATTGTAGCTTCGGCAGCTACAGTACTGTATATTGTAACACCACCTGCGGTTGTTGTTGCCGACGTGGTAACTGCGACAACATTTGACTTGGTATCGGTACATAATCCACAAGCTGTTGGCGTTGGTGGCGCTACTGGAATTGCCACTTATGATATCGCTACACTTTGGCTGCCACCATCTATAGTAATTGGCGGTGCTGTAGCTAATATACTATATGACACGGTGGTACTGCTTGTTACAGACGTGTACGTTACAGGCGGTGTAGCCGCTATAGTAGTACCGTCAGATATATTCCTTGAATCCACAGACGTTAAGGTATATGATTACAACGATATATACCAAAGAATCGAGGCATCAGTGGTTAAAGCATACTCGCCAGAAATCTTAGCGTTCTCTACTGATATCACTACTGATATGGAAGTAGTAGACGCAATGGAAACTGACATGGAATCCATTGATGGTACACAGCAAGTCAAACTATTACGTAAGACAGATAACGTAGTTATTGACATGGTAAATGGACAAGCTGTACCAGAGAACAAGATTTATACATTCAATGTCGCATTAATACGGCAGATAAGTGATCGTGATAATCGGGCTGTCAAACAGCTACGTTTGTTCATGCAGTCTGTACAGAATGATGACTTCTATACCATGGATACAATCATTGAGTTACCAATGCGTGACGACGTTGAGATACGTAGTGGTGACGTAATACAATCTGATTTGCTTGGGACTAAGTACACTGTTGTCGCTGTTGATACATGTACACTTAAAACACGTTGGCGTGTTGGAGCGCGCAGGATAGTGTAAAATGCCAGCCATAATCCAAGGGCAATCCAGTAGTTTAAGACGTAGCCGTATTCGTGACATGCTCATGGCTACAGAGCAGAAACATGTTCAAGGATTGAAAGCCGTATTAGCACAAGTAATAGATGACGCAATAGCTGATCTTCGTAACTTAACTCCTAAAGACACTGGTGCTGCCGCTGGTGCTGCCACTGGTAGACCGATGACACCATCACACCCAGGTTACGGGCTACCGATAGGTAACTTTGAAGGTGCTACAGGATGGCAACCGTATATGTCAGATAATGGTAAACAGTGGTCTATTACAAATCCTATGTGGGAGCCATACTTAAAGTATCGTAATTACTTAGGTGGCGCAGGTAGCAACTTCGTAGAAGTAGCAGTACAACGTATGCGGGAGCGCATACGCAACATGAGGAAGCACTAATGCTATTATCAAGAGACTTATACACTGGATTGATTCAGTACGTACAAGCCGAAGCTGGTACTACACCAGTGTTCATTCGTGGTACACCTAACCCACCTGTGGCTGATGTAGATGAATGGTTATCATTCGACATCCTATCTATAATAGATGGCCCATGCAGGCGTAATACAATAGAGCGTTACATAGACATACAGATTATTTGCTTTAGTAAATACGCTACATTACGTTCTGATAACAAGTTTGTAGCTATTTATGACCTAGCAGATAAGTATAGTAGGTTGTTTCATAAAAAGGATGTGATGATAAAAAATACTTGCATACAGTTCAAAGAGAATAAAATAGTCCCATTAGACCTACGTAGCGTAGGGGACTTTGCTAAAGACATACTTCAACAACTTCCACCGCTCCACACATTATCTGTGGTTCTACTCAATCAAGGTGTGATTAACTCGACTCAGGAGATTTAACATGGCTGCTTCTACTCGTAACTTACGGCATGGTTCGTTGATTCTTAGTGATGGTACTCCTGTCACTCCGAATACACTTATCATTCCTATCATGGACGGTGACTTAGACTTCACCATTACATATCCAACATTCATCGTAAAGAACCGTGGTCGTATCGACCATAAGCGTACTGGTGATGAAGTTGAAATTGATATCAAGTTCTCGTTCAAGTTTGAGCAATGGTCATTTGCTAGCGGCGCTGCTACTGGTATCAGCCCTGTTGACGCACTCACTAAGAAGGGTGGTGCGGCTGCATGGGTGTCAAGTGGTCCTAGCTGCGGTCCTTACAGCATTGATCTAATATTCAAGCTCGCAAATCCATGTTCTACTACAGACTACGAACAGCTAGTATTCCCTGCCTTTAACGTTGAATCGTTAAACTTCAAGGAAGGCTCAGAGTTCGACACAATCAGCGTAGCAGGCAAGGCGTTAGCATTTGAGCCGACACGTACGTACGTTACCGCTTAATCACGTAGTTTAACATATAGACCCTCCACACTATGCTAGCCGTGTAGTGTGGAGGTTTAACTTCTAGGAGAAACCACCATGAAGTTCAACGGCAAGCCGATTGTTCGTGAGACACGTAAAGTAACTATTCCTCGCTCTAATAAAGAAGAGGAAGTAGTACTAACTGTATCTTCTATTACTGTTGGAGTTAAGCGCGACTTTGAAGTGTTATGGCCGCGTCCACGTGTACCTAAGCTTGTAACACAGGGTAAAAGTGGGCGTGAAGAGAAAGAGGATTGGAGCGATCCTAAGTTCTTAGCTGAAATGGAAGAACGTACCTCGCTACAAAACATCTACATAATGTATCGTGTTCTTGAGAATGATCCTAACATCGCATTCGATCATAAGCCTACTACTGTAGCGGACTTACGCGCACTAGCCGAGGAAGTTAAGCAGTCAGGTCTATCGGAAGGTGATGTTGTAGTCATTCTTAAAGAAGCACTACTTGCATCTAATCTCACACAAGAAGAGATAGACAAGGTTAAAGGCGATTTTTAATCGACCTCCCCGATGATTCGGATGGTGGCACACAGATTGTCGGGGAGCCTAGTACAACAGTTGAACGTCCAAAGCTGCCAAATGGTAGGACTTTAGACTATCAGATATTTAGATGTTGCGAACGGCTTTCCGCGTCGTTAGACTGGTTTTACGCCCAAGATAAAACTATGCAGTCAAAACTAATAGCTTATAATCAGATTCGTGAAGAAGAAGATTCACAGCTATTACAAGCACAGCTAACTATCGGAGCAGCACGTGGCCTCTAACGCATTATATTCTGAAGTTATTGAGTTAGTACTTAGTATAGATAAGTACAAAGCTGCTGTTCTAGAATCACATGATTATATGCAGCGGTTGATAACTGAGACAAAACAACCGATTCCAATAATAGCAAACGCTTCAAAGTACATTGCAGAAATAGATGCGGCTATTAGGTACGAAAAAGAACTTGAGGCACAGGTAGAGCGTACTAATCATGTAATACGTTCCCGTAGGGAGGCATATGCTGCCGTCGCTAACAAAGAGCGTACTGAGGCGGTAGGTGTTCGTAAAGATACTGGAGCATTTCTTGGAGCGCAATCAGCTGCTAGATCACAAATAAATCTAGCAGCTGAACAGCAAGAGCTAGACTTACTATTAAAACAAGCAGCAGCTAGGTGGGAGTCTGTACAGGCAGAACGTGCGTTAGCTGCACTACTACAAAAAACAATAGCCCAGGAGAAAGCAGTAGCAGCAGCGGCAGCTAAGCGTATACAATCTACAATGGGTTACAAAGTCGGTAACTTTGCCATGGGTACTCGTGTAGGCGCTGGCTTAGATATAGCTGCTGGGGCTGGGTTCGCACTAGGTGGTACAAATCTAGGTGCGTCTATCTATATGCTTGAACGTTTCGCTTACGCTTCTGGTATAGGGCAGAAGTCATTAGGCGAACTAGCACAGAAGTTTGGGCTTGTTAAAGATGCTAGTGAAGATGGCGGTGCTTCTATAATGCGGTTTGGTAGTAATATAATGAAGTTTATTGGTGGCGCTGCTGTCGTAGCTGGTGTTACAGCGTTAGCTGCTGCTGGTAGAGAGCTTAACCGTGAACTAGCTGTTATGTCAACACTGTTAGCACCTGTTGGTACTGGTGTACAACAGCTAGGATATATGATTGATAAAGCAGGTAATGCTGCTGGAAGGTTGTCCGGTGCATTTAATATATCACAAGTAGAAGTTGTAAAAGGTTTCTATGACGCTCTATCTACTGGTATTGATGCGTCACAGCTTGAACAGTTTGGTACTGTTGCTGCCACAGTCGCACGCGGTTTAAATACATCATTTGCATCTTCTATTTCTATTCTAACAACATTAAAAGACGCGTATGGTGCATCTGTTGGCGATATGACGCGGTACAGTGACATATTATTCAACGCTATTGACGTTGGTAAGTTTAACGTAAAAGATTTACAATCGAACCTTGGTCGCGTAGCTGTTACTGCTGCTGCGGCTGGCGTTAGTATTGAAGATATGATGGGTGCTTTGGCAGGACTGAACCGTGCTGGTCTTAGCACATCGCAGTCAGTAACGGCGTTGAATAGGTATATTACAGCTATTATTAAACCTACCGATACAGCTAAAAAAGAAATGGAGCAACTTGGTATTCAATTTGGGGCAGCAGCTTTTAAGGGGCGTGCATTCGCAGCGCAGATAGAAGAACTTCGTTCGCTTACTGGTGGTGACATAGATGTTATATCTCGTGTAGCGGGCACAGAACAGGGGCGTCGCGGTGCAGTTATAACAACGGCTTTGCCTGGACTTATGTATGAAACACGGGATGCCATCAATGCTACTGGTTCTGCTGCGGAAGCTGCTAATCGTGTTATGAACACATTTGGTGAAAACTTTGGTAAGATATTTAAAGATATAGGTAACTCCGTGGCGCAAGCTGGTAGCGATCTACTTAATATATTTAACGCAATTGTATTTGGTACAGCTAAAACTGATAAGTCGCTAATATCGTTTAAAACTCTACTAGATGGTGTTTTATTTGCTATAAATACTGTTATAGCCGGTGTAGGTACAGTGATAATAGTATTACGTGGAGCCTTAGAGTTACTTGGTAATATACTGCGTACTGTGTCGTTAACACTTACTGGACAGTGGGACGCAGCTACTGCTGCGTTCGACAAGTTAACATCCGACGTAGGTAAACGCGGCGACCAAATAGGTAACATGTGGTCTAGGTTAGCTAATGCGTACACAGATAGAATACTCGGTGGGGCCGAGGCTACTAACACAGCTTTAAACCGTATTTCTGATAAAACTGAGGAGTTAGCTAAGGAGCTTCCGTCAGTATTTACTGATGCTTTAGTAAAGATGCTAGATACAGTAGAAAAGAAAACTACAACCATATTTGCTAAGATAGCTAACGAGCTACGTAACGCTAGATTCGAGGCTGAGAAGCTAGCCTTTTCACAAACATATAAGAGAAAGTCTACTGACGCTTCGGAGCCTACAGCGACTGCACCAAACGAGCAAGAAGCGGCTATATTGGCGCGAATGCAACGTGGAAGAGAATTACGTGTAAAATATCCAGAAAACACATGGTCTAAGAGCCCATACGCGGATTCTTATAAGTCATTTATGCAGACGCAAATGTCTGCTGTCGGTGCCTTAGATCCAGAAGATCCTGATGTACGTAAAGTGTTTGATATAATACAAGACAATAGGTTGAAGCGTGGGAAAGCTGATGCTGAGTCATTAGCTAAAACCGAAGCAGAGGCGTATAAAGCCGCATATCTTAAGCATATGACAGAAATTGGTTTCGGTAAAGAGGTAACTACGGAGATATCTGTTGGTACTAAAGTACTTGGTAGTGCAGACCTACCAGCGTTTGAACAGTTGTTCGGTATGTTAGACAAACTATCAGAGAAGAAGATTGTAGCTGTTACACCAGAGGATATAGCAGCGGTTAAAACACGCATAGCAGAGTTAATAGAGTGGTACGCTGGTGAGAAGCACAAACTAACAGCAGCAGAACGTACTAATGTAGAAAATATGTTACGTATAGCGACTGAAGGTCTTGAGCAGGTTACAGATAAGCACAACAAAGAAATTGCTGTACGTCAAAAGGCTGTAACTAACGCGTATGAAGCAGAGTATGACGCCTATCATAAAGTATGGCAAGATAAGATGAAGTTGTATGACGCTGAGATAGAGAAGGCGAAAACATTGCAAAAGATGGCAGAGGACTCTGCTGCTAAGATGCGTGATTATATAAAGGAGTTACGTAGGCAGAGTCGTAACGACCCTGTATTTGAACGTAGACAGATACAAAGCGAGATTATAGAACGTGTTAGTAAGTTCGGTGGTATAACTGACACTACAAAAGCTACAGACGAAGCCGATAAGTTACTAGAGTTAATAAAGCAGTTCCGTCAATTATATGAGTCTGAGGGGCATGGTCGCCGCGCTGCGTCTATGGCAGAAGAGTTTGTTATACAGATAGAAGAGGCACAGAAGCGTAATGCAGCTAAACATGCTAGTGAGGTTACAGACTGGACTACCAAGGGCGTGGCTGCTACAACGAAGTTTAACGCAGAGACAGCAGATATAGCTACGAGGTCACAGCTAATTCCTATGGTCAACGAAGCGTTACGGTTAGCAGCTAAGAATGGTATTGGTGTAAACGGCGACCTTCTAAGTGAAGTACAAATTGGCACTATTAAAGTGGATGGGCTGCAAGCAGCAGATGTTGTACGTGTTGTACAAAAGGAAATGAAGGCGCTACTGAACTCCGTGTTACGTGACCTAGATAGTGGGCGTAGACCTAGCGTTGGTGATAACAACGGACCTGTAGGCGCTCCACCACCATCTACTGGTGGTGGTGACGACGACTATACAGAGTGGTCTACAGCAAACTCCGGCCCGGCAACCAACAACACATTGTAATCTTATGCCAACACAATTTGAACGTCACCCATACCAAATAACCCTCCTATATCCGCACACCGCTACGTCAACGTCTGACGCAGAGGCGTATGTGACTATTAAAGCGCCTGAGCGTGGAGATAGGCGTGTTAAGGGACGTAACCAAACGTTCTCACGTTTGAAGAACGGTAACATAGTAGTGTACGATATGGGTACAACTATGAGCGATATGTTAAACTTATCATTTGAAGAGGTGCCACAAGCTGAGTTCGCAGCTATGTTAGTGTTCTTTGAGTATGTAGTATGGGGTGCTAACAAGATTAAATACTTAGACTACAAAGGTGATGCCTACGTTGTACGCATCTACAAGAACACAGTAGATGCCGTAAACAAAGGTGAGGCTAAGTTTGAAGCTAACGATTCTACGTTGTATGATTTCACACTTGACTTAATTGATGTGACAAATAACGTTGCAGACTCAGGACAAACAGCCATGCCTACACAGCTAGCTATTCACATCGCTGATACCAACCACCCACACAACCCTAGAGTAGATGCTGTTGTAGCTTCTACAGATGGTACAGTGACACTTGAAGCTGTAACTGTTGCCAGTATTAGGCATGTGTCATGGCTTGTGGCACTTAATGTAGATGCTACGTATACTAAAACCCTTTTGGTGCATGCAGGGCATAATGGCACAGCGTCCGCAGATGCTACTGCTGTAGGTTCCACCCAAGAAGTACTCACTACAACAGGTACAGATCCAGCAGATATAACATTATCTGTCGATCTATACGGTACTAGTGTAGATCAAATCGTACGGTTGCGTGCAGCTAAAGCAGCGGATTCAGTTACAATAGCACTACGTCGTATTAAGGTCTAATACCAATGCGGTCAGCACTACCTACCGCAACTATGACACAACCTTTCACGGTTGTCGTTGTATTTAGTGCGGCCACAAAAGCCCCTGTGTTTGCGCTATCTAATTACGGTCTTGGTACATTAGACAGTGATGAGTTACTATACTACTACACCCGTGTACCAATTAAAGCACAGATAGAAGCTATCACTGTAGACGAAGTGCGTTCGGCAGCGCTTGGGCTAGGACTGCCTATGCGTACAGTTAAATTTGTAATAAAGAATAGCGGACCATTTTTCGACGAACCATTCTCTAAATGGTTATATGCCGCTGGAGCTACAGTAGATGACTTCTTCTTCGCGGTGTGGACAACTGACTACTCTAAGTCGTTAGAAGATATAACAGCTAGTGGTGTGTTCTTTGGGTACTACAAATTATCCGCTGGATTAGCTTGGTCAGAGAGTGAACAAGCAACCACTATTACACTTGTAGATATGGTGACAATGATGTCATCAAGGTACAACGAGAACACAGCTGACGCTGAACAAATACTAGAAGGCTCAGAGTGGCAGAACCTTCTAACAGCCCCAGCATATTACGGCTATCGGGCTGGTGTTAGAGCCGTAGGCCGTGCGATAGCTGCTATAAGTGGCTTTGAATCATATAAGAACGCTGTGTTAGGTGTGATAGCTGGTAAAGTACAGTCCTCGGTTCTAGTCGGTACATCTATAAATCTAGGTAAGTCACCAGCCCTAGCTGACTTGGTTGGAGATACAGTCAAGTTAAAGATGGGTAATGGCTGTCTTATAAGCGGTGCTATTACAGATATTGGTGATGGAAACTATGGTATTAACACCACAGGGTTGGCATTAAATCAAGCTTGGGATAGCATAACGGTATACAACAAAGGGTACACTGTACCTAGTGAGGCCCTAGGTTTTGCTGCCACAAACTTACAATCTGTATTCATAGATAACGCTATCCCGCTTACACGGATACCATCACCATTGATGTATCTTAAGTCACCGGGTACAGTATCTTTTTATGCTAGTGGAGCACAGATATCTGCCGGTGCAGTATTCCTTAAACTTACAGGTATAGCAGACGAAGCAAATAAAGAATACACTTGTGAAGAGTTGAAAAATCCAGACGAGCCTACGTGGTATTTCTCTGGTGTAAACGTACAATTCTACGACATACAACAATCAACTAACTTTAGTGATCCAGACCTACTACATCTTACCTACGCTAAATGGTTAGCACCGCAAACATGGTCGTTGTACTTCACGAATGACACGTATGTACTTGACGACATACAACGTGAAGGTATGGCTTGGGAATTAATAGTAACGCCACATGTTAATACTGACGTTGCATTAACACATGTATTCTACTGTCGTTTGATTGGTAACACTATAATAGCTGAGACTGTAACAGGGCAGCTTGCTATATATGCTAATGACGGTAAGTCGTTACTGCCTATTTCACCATCTGATATAGCTAGTGTATCGTATGGTAACACAGACTTTGACATGGTGGACCTGTGTAAGATCACACTTAAACGTTCGTTGTTAGAGATAGACGCATCAGTAGATCCTAACTTCCTACAAGTGGACACAGGACCACCTATCTACGCTGGTGACTGTATTGCTGAGATACTTACACAAGGTGGTATACCTTGGTTTACTAGAGGCTCAAACACACGCCCTGGTACTAGCCAGCTCGGTAACGCTATGTCTCTTGAGATTACTGACGAGACATGGACACAACTTTTAGATAGTGTACTGTTTGAGTCTGGCTTGCAGTTAGACGCTAGCGATGGCATCTATAAGCTTACACCAAACTTCACTAAAGCATTAGTACATACATGGAACAGGGGTGAGAGTGGTGAGCGGTATCTAACTGTTCAAACACAAGGTTCTATTGCATACGGTGATATACTAGATGGTATGTATAAGTTTGACATAGGGCGTATGGCAACCTCTATAGACGCGGAGCGCCGTGAGTTTGTCAGGGTGCATTACACGTTCCAGTATCCAATAGCTGCTGTAAGTGGCACAGCACTTCGTAAGTTACAGTCTGTAAAAGCGGCTAAGAGTAACGACCGTACAATAGACTACACTTTTAAACATATAACAGACACAACAACGGCTACTGCTGCGGCTGTACAGATGACGCGTATAGGTCATACAGCTAACATACCAGAGACTACACGTACTGTCACAGTTGGACTGCCGCTGTCGTATATGAACCTACAGGTGTTAGATGTCATAAACTTAGATTCGTTTAAGTTTATAACCGCTAAAGACTCCCCACTACCTGAGTATGATCCAGATGCTACTAACCCAGTGTATACACTAGGACCATATGGTGTGTATATGCGGTATGACGACACTACAGAGTACGCGCTAATACCTGGGCTTGGTGTAGTAGACTCAGTATCCATAAATCTCGGTGGAGACGGCCCGCCTGTTACTGTTGTATTTAGACAAGTACAGTTTGGTACAAGCTCTAACCTTTATGACGTAGCATTAAACGTAGCGCTTAATACAGAAGCTGAAAACACTACTGCCTCCGCTGAATCAGATGTTACACGAACACCAAACTATCCAATTGGTACGTTCCCATGCCCACCTGGGTTCTCCGGTACATTCCATGTTAAGATAAACCCCGGATCACGTGTAGCTGGGCAAACGTTAATGGACGCGTGTTGTAACATCATTAGTACAGAAAGTGACTCTACTGTTGATGCTGAGATTGTGGTTGCGTGCCAACCAGGGATTGGTGAAGATCCATGGCCAGACACTTGCTATGATCCTATAGATGTCCGCTACGAACCTTTACATGGCTACGTAGTCGTTAATGTAGACACTATGCTATTTAAGCTCATATCGACACTAAAGCGGCCACCGCAACTAGTATCTATAGCTTACGCGGGACAAAAGTTTCCTGACTTGTGTGTTATATGGGCACCGCGAAAGAACGAGACATTTCATGCTTGGTTCGGTACACTATACGTTAAGCCTTGTATATTTGATTTACCAGAGAACTTGTACTTTAAATGTATAGAGCTACTGTTTAGTGTAGAGTATTGTTTAGCTGAGTCGATACCGATACCATTTACTAGTGCTGGTGGAGTATCTTGGGACTCTGTTATAGGTAACGCTGTACGTTGGCGCTCTGTTTATAAAACAGTACTATATCGTGTATCTGTACCTATAGTACTACGCGAAGTCTCTACAATTAGTATAACTGGATCTTAACATGCCATCACTCACTAGACACGAGACAGCGTTACGGTCATCTGTACAGAACATACTGTATTGGATTGACACAGTACCGCCAACCGCTACAGACGACCGTAACGACACGTTCATTATAGGTAGTCGGTGGATAGATCGCGTGGCTAAGAAAGAGTACGTATGTGTCGATAATACTCCTACCTTAGCTACGTGGAATGAAACTAGTGGTGGCGGTGGAGCATCGTCTGTTTTAGAAACACCTATAACAGAAGAAACAGTACTAGGCACGGAAGCTTACGGTGGCAGGTATGTAGTATCTGGATTAACAGCGGACTATAACATATATTTACCACACGCAGACGACGCAAAAGTTGGAGTACCTGTTAGATTTCGTGTGAAGTCTGAGGATTACGCCGATAAAGAATATACATTGTTAGCACAAGATGCCACAGCCACATTTGAGTTAGTGGCGAGTGGACATGCGTTCTCTAAAATTGTCGCCGATGGTACTACGTTGTACGCTATAACAACTACTGGTGTATTGTACACATCTATAGACGGTGGTATTGTATGGACTGTTGTAACATTGCCGGTTACTACTGGATCTACAGTAAAAGACATAGCTGCTAGTAGTACATGCATTGTAGTAGTTGTGGATGATGCTAGTACTGGACTTGGGTCTTGTGTATCTACTAACCATGGAAGTAGTTGGACTTTATACGATCAGACTGACTGGACTACTGCTGACTATATAAGCGTAGCATACGTAAATAGTTTGTTTATTGTTATGTATGGTATGGTAGCCATAGATTACACTGTGGATGACGCTTACGTCGCTACATCTGCCGCTGGCGCTACTTGGACCGCTCACGTAGCACCAGAAGTATACCTACGACATATAGCTTATAATTCTGGTACGTATGTTGTTACGATGCGTAATCCAGACGATGACACATATAATATAATTAGGTCCACAGACTTAGACACATGGAACAATAGTGCTAGCAGTCTCACACTAAACTGGCAAGATGTAATATACGCAGATAGTAAGTTTGTAGCCGTAGGATACAGCACTACATTTGCTGTTATATCTACATCAACAGATGGTACTACTTGGTCTGATACTACGTTAACGACTGGCCCACAATTATATGCGGTACTTCACACTGGTACAGCCTTCTACGCTTTTGGAAATGGTACTACCTACCTATACTCTACTGACGGTGCTACGTGGTTAAGTTCTAATAACGTAGCTGATGGTAGTTGGCGTAGTGCTGTTTTAACTAACGGTAAACTTGTAGTTGTATCACATTCTCCAGCTATGGTACAAGCTGCGTTAATAGAAGAGGACGTATCTGCGCTGCCGGTGTTGGTAGCTGATATGGAGGTAGTTATATATTGGAGTGGGCTATCGTGGGAGGTATCAGAGTATATAACACAATCTGGTGTTCCTCCACATATTGCTACAGTAGATCCTACCGTGGATGATGACGACGTAGCTGGGTACGTTGTAGGTCAGGTGTGGGTAAATAGCACTAGTGAAGAGGCGTTTATAGCGGTAAACGTAGATACGGGAGCCGCTGTATGGACATCTATTACGGCTGCGGGTGGTGGCGGTACAGACTCACGTGTAGATGATATAACTTTAGATACAGTAACAGATCGTACTATCTCTGCGTATCTTAACGAGAACGTAAGTAAACAGCTCATACGTGGTATTGTTTACACAGGTGTAGACGCTAGCGGTACTGTAGCTGACCCTGGTACAACAATGCAGGTTGTAACCAGAGAGTTTATAACCTATTCACAAGGTACAACTAACCAAGCGTTAAATAAAACAGCTACTGCTGAGTCGTCATACGGATCACCGTATGATCCTCCTGCTGCGGTAGACGGTATAGATGATGCCTCCAGCGACAACAGGTGGTCATCTAATATAACTAGTACACCACAATGGTTTAAGATAGATTTAGGTAGTGGTAATGCACGTATGATCACTAAGCTACAACTGTACCGTTCACAATATGATGGTGCTAGAGTTATTGTTGTAAGTGGTAGCAACGACGACTCAAGCTATACAACATTATATACATCAGCTAATATGGGCTCTGTAAGTGGTGTTGTTGAAATGGAAGAGTTCACATGGACCAACACCACAACATATAGGTACATTAAGATTACTACTACAACTGTAGATACCAATCCACCATCATGGTGTGAAGTTAAACTGTACGAAGACATAACGGTAACAAATGGTGTTGTTACAACAACCACACAGACATTACCAGATGAGGCTGTAACCGCAGTAGTAGCGTTAGTCGCTAAGATTGGGAGTTACACACTTAACAGTACTATGGTTGCTAGTGTTAGTAACAACGCTGGTACTAACTATGATACTATAACACTAACAGACCGTGGACAGGTACTACCACTACCAACAGGTTATAAGTTATACACTGGAGTAGTGACATTAACTGACCGTGATGGTGTGGCTATGCGGTTTAAGTTACAGCTTACTGGCTCTACAGCGTTCTATCTAAAGTCATTCGCTGTACAGTACTTAAAATAATATTTGACTCAATAAAGCAATTAAGTGACTCTACAAT